GAATCTTTGACTTCTTTAGTTTCATAATAATTAATATCAGATAAGTTCTCTACACTATACTTATTTTCTGCATACTTATATAATTGGTAATTAGATAAAGGCCATTCATCTCTTACATTAATAATACCGGCAGTCATTAAGACTACCCAATCTAAATCTGCCTTACCATAAAAATCTTCAGCAACTGTATCAGGTCTGGCACCCTCTACGATTTCATACTTATTGAAGAGTGTAAAAACATTTTGTAAATCATCACGTACCTTATTTCTTCTGAATAAGTTTTTGACTCTTAAGTAATCTTGTGATGAAATTGCATCAGACAAAAATGACTGATATTGTACATCTGGTAGTTCTCTGAAATAACCCATTTTAGTATCCTACTCCTCCTACTATTCCGTCTTTTCCTTCATTACCAAAATCATCATAATCTTCTGCATAAATTGGACTCAGTTCTTGGAATGATAATTGCATCACCATATGAACTGGTGTTTTGGATTTATCGTTATATGTCATATAAGTTCCCGAACCTGTGTAATTGACCTGAACATTTGTAAGTGCTGCAACAACAAAACTATTTAAAAATTGATGATCACTATTTCCGGTCTTATATTTCAGACGAAATACATTTGGTGATTTGAGAAATAGTCCTGTACCACCTTGCTCAGATTCTTCTGCAATTGTTGATGTCGGTGCCATATTTCTTTTCAATTCAATAATAATTTTTTTAATTTCACTTGCTTCTCTACCATTTCTTGGAGCAAGATTAAAGGAAAAATTAAAACTTCTTAATTTTACACCATTAAATAACAGTTCTGTATTTGGATTTAAGATTTGTCCCGTTGATCTTGCTAAAACTCCCGAAAAACTAGTATTTGCTTTTAGAATATTTACTGCCTGTGACCCAAAAAATGCATTAGATAGTTGTTGTGCTTCACCACTTTTTGTAATTCCCTTTAAATCTGTAAATGATTGGTTTAATGCACTAGCAATTCCTCCAAAAAGGTTTTCATTAGTTATCGTATCATTTACAGCACCCAAACCATATGCTGCTAAAGTATTTAAACTATCTTCACCCCAACCTGTGGAATTTGTTGATGTAATATTTTGTGGTATTGGTAGAATTACAGTACCTATTTGATCTTCTTTTTTTGTATTATTATAGTTTCTTTTATTTGAATTTAATCCCTGTTTGAGTACATCTTTTTGAGGAGTAATTCCTAATGTTTTATACTTTAGAATTTCTATTTGTAAATAATCAGTTTCTTTTTCTAATATCGCATATGGATATCTCAATTGTCCAAATTTATTATTTCTATTACTTGCAGATCTTTGTTTTTTGATTTTTATTGATGATGGCGGTTGTTCTCCTCCATCTCCTGGTGATCCTTCCCCTGGTTCTGTTGTAACTGTTGCTGGTGGATTTGCTGTAGTCAATTCGCCAGCTTCCAAATCAGCAATATATTTATCACCTTCTGGTCCAGATAAGTTTTTAGGAATTTGATCAAGGGGAACCGTTAACGCCATCTATCTTTCTTTTTACAACTATTTAGAAAGAACTTTAGCAAAATCGAGTTCTATCACATCAGACATCTCTTCTGGATAGATTTAGTATATTCTTATAATTTTAAATATCTATAAACTTTCCATAAGGAATTTCTCTCAGGTCGGCAATTTCACCTGCATATACTTCATACAATTGACCAACAACTCTATCAATCCTATACACTCTTTGTGAGGGAAAGTGAAAATTAGTTCCATTGAAATATATATTTCCATTTTTAGATTGGGATATATTCTCACAATAAATTAATGGATGTTGATCATATCTTATATTTGGAGTTTCGGCAATGTAAATATAAGTATAAAATTTTCCAGGAATGGGAATGGGAGTTACAGAATCTTTAACTGCTTCTAATATTTCTAGCATTAAATCATCAGGTGTCTCAGTGCCGATTAAATCTCCAACAATATTTCTTACACGATTATCATCATCATCTGTTGGTCTATTTGGATTTTTTAAAACTCCATCATCATAAACATTAGAACCTACTTTTACATTTGGATCACTACTTGTAGTTACTTCACCAGTTTGAGAAACATAATAATATGATCTTCCTGTTCTTCCTCCTCTTTTTATTGTTCTTGCCATTACTTAATACCGAGTTCGTTTTCTGTAAGAACCTGAAACTCATAACCATGATCTAAACACCATTCTTTGGCGGCATTCCACTTTGCCTTATTTTTAGCATACTCAACGACTTCATAGATATAACCTTTAGTTTTTCTTTTTTTAACTTTAGGTTCTACACATTGTCTAAGAGGTTTGATTTCAATAATTTTCTTTTTGATTGTTCCGTTAGATTCTTTGACCTTAATATAAAAATCTGGGAAGTATCTGTGGTATCTGTTATCAATGGGTGAACGATAGGGAACAATAACTTGTTCACTTGCCCATTCTAAAATATTCTGGTTATTATCACAATAAATCATAAATTTGCGCTCCCATAAGGAACGATAAATGATGTTATCGAGATCACCCTTATATTTTTTAGGGTAAGATGGTGTATATTTTCCCTTATAGGACATCTAAATAACTAATAATCAAGTAGTAGTATAGGTATTTAGAGTGCCGAGAATTAAAAAAATATCAGAATTTAAACCTTTAATTACTAATCTTGCACAGACATCTCATTATCAGGTCATGTTTGGTGGGTTGAATAGTGGATTAAGTGGATATTTAAATGAAAGAGGAGTAAATACGAGATTTATTACAGAAGAATCTGGTTTATTATGTTCTTCTGCTTCCATTCCTGGTAGTTCATTAGCAACTGCGGATATTAATGGAAACTTTATGGGTATGCAGGAGAAGATGGCACATACCCGAATTTTTACTGAAATGCAATTGGAATTTTATGTTGATTCTGATTATAGAATGATTAAGTTTCTAGAGCACTGGATGGAATATATTGTAAGTGGGGGTGAATCACCATCTGCTGGTCCTGGATATTATTATCGAATGCAGTTCCCAGAACAATATAAATGCGATCAGACAAAAATTATAAAATTTGATAGGAATGGAGATAAAGAATTGGAATATAAATTCTTTAAGTTGTTTCCAAAAAATTTAACATCTATTCCAGTTTCTTATGGAACTTCTGATATATTAAAAGTTAGTGCTTCATTCGAATATGAACGTTATGTTTCTGGTAAATTAACATCGAAGAGTGTGAAAGATGGAACTAGTAATAATAGAGGATCTGTAGATTTTAACACATCAGTTGAATTAGGTTCTCAAATAGATTTTGGAACCAATGATGCAAGAGATCAAATTTCAAATAATCTATTTGAACCAGGACAACAAATAGTGAGACGATTTGAAAGGTAATAAATAATCACAACTGAACTTATAATGGGTTTTTATGCCTTTACCTAAAATTAATACTCCAATCTATGAGTTGGAATTGCCTTCGACTCAAAAGAAGATTAGATACAGACCATTTTTAGTTAAGGAAGAAAAGATTCTAATTATTGCGATGGAATCTGAAGACCAGAAACAAATTACAACTGCTATCAAAACTGTAATCGGTAACTGTATTCTTTCAAGAGGTATTAAAGTAGAACAACTATCCACTTTTGATATTGAATATCTTTTCTTAAATATCAGAGGCAAATCTGTCGGAGAAGAGGTCGAAGTATTATTGACTTGTCCTGATGATGAGGAGACACAAGTTTCTGTAGTTATTAATCTCGATGATATCAAGGTTCAATCTGATAAAAATCATTCGAGAGATATTGTATTAGATGAAAATCTAACTATGAGAATGAAGTATCCTTCTCTGGATGAGTTCATTAAATCTAATTTTAGTTTTGATGGTAAATTTGGTGTCGATGAATCATTCCAACTAATTGCTTCTTCGGTAGAGCAAATTTATAATGAAGAAGAGTCATGGAATTCTTCTGATTGTAGTAAGAAAGAAATGCTTGATTTTATTGAGCAATTGAGTTCCAAACAATTTAAAGAAGTTGAGAATTTCTTTGAGACAATGCCAAAACTTTCACATACTGTAACACTAAAAAATCCAAATACTGGAGTCGAAAGTGATGTTGTATTGGAAGGTCTCTCCAGTTTTTTCGCATAGGTATGGCGCACACTGACCTTGCGTCATACTACCAAATAACATTTGCCCTGATGCAGCACCATAAATATAGCTTAACAGAGTTAGAAAATATGTTACCTTGGGAAAAGGACATTTACCTCACTTTATTAGAGCAATATATTGAAGAAGAAAAATTAAAACAGCAGCAAAATAGTGGTAACCAATAAATCTTTCAGAGCACCACAATTAAATATGA